ATTCAAGACTCTTACTACTATCAGGACTTCTCTTATGCTGTTAAGTCTTCTACTTCTATTAGTGAGTGGAAAGAGATTCTTATTAAGAACGTTCACCCTGCATCATTTAAAGTATTTGGTGAACTTAACTTAAATGAGTATGGATTTATTCCTAACAAAGAAACATTCTTCTCTCTAACTAAATCTGTTGAATTAGCACAAGAAGCGATAGTTCCTAATATACAAAACTTTGCTCTTGTAGAACCTGTTTATACTGCATTCAATAATACTGAGGTATTGTTTAGGCAGAAACGATTAACATCTTCTGAGAACATTCTAACATCTGTTGTACAAAGAATTGATGATATATCAACTCTATTTGACGGTGAAAGAACTTCGTTCCCATTACAAGTTAATCAAACTAATATTGTTGCTAACGCAAATCAGTTAATGGTTGTACTTAATGGTGTTGTACAAACACCTGGTACTGCATTCTCAATTCAACAGGATTCTATTGTATTTGTTGAACCACCACAACCTCCTGCAAGTGTCAAGTATGTAAATGTCACTATCAATCTTATACAGACAGTTGATCTAACATTTAGTAATATTAGTGGTATTTTCCCTAGCATCGGTAATGTTGTTGTAGGTACTTCATCTAACGCTCGTTTAACAGTCACAAAGATAACTGGTAATACTATTACTGGTTTTATAACTCAAGGAACATTTATTTTACCTACTGCAGGTGGCGGTGGTGAATTATGTACAGTTAGTGCTACTGGATTCTCTGCTAACATTGCCACAAGAACAGTTGATATCAATATCAATAACGTTACTACTGGAAACTTCCCTGCTACAGCAGATATAACTGCAGGTACAGTCTTTACAGGTGGAACATCTGGTGCTCAGTTAACAATTACGTCAATTAATAGCACTACTATATCAGGAACAGTCACTATAGGTAATTTCCAAACAAATGAAATTATAACTGCTACTTTATCTGGTGGAGCAGCATTCTCTGGTACAACTTATACGGTGACTGGTGGTGTAGAAAGTGGTGGTCTATTCATATTCGGTGAGCAAGTCACTAACTTTGATGGTGATACTGCAAAAGTTGAACAAGTTAACTTACAGACAGGTCAGGAAACACCTCTTGCTCAACTTCGTTATACTGTTGGTTTATCTACAACTTCTATAGAAGTGGTAGCATACAGAACTGATAATACTGCTGCTGATGCAGTTGTCCCAGCTGGAACATTTACTTTAACTAAAAACTATCAGTTTGGATCTGAGATAGTTCAAGTCACTGCTGTTGTACAGAATAGTGATTCTACAACGTTGACTGTAGTCAGAGCACAGAATGGTACGACTGCGGTTTCACATCAAGAAGATGTTCCTGTATATGGCACTGATATATCAGTCACAAATAGTTTAACTTTAAGTAAGACTGCAGGTACATATCAGTCTACACCAGGTCTATTTGATATTCAACTTAATGACTATATTATTGCTGCACAATCAGGTGTTGTGGCACAGGTTACTGCATCAAGTGTATATCAAGATCCTACAACTAACGAGTTTATCGGACAGGTTAATATATCACCAGGATCATCATTCTTTGGTCTACTATTCAACAGAATTACATCACAAACATATCCAAACGTTGTTCTTGATAACATTGCTAACTCTCAAGTTAATATTGTTAATTATACAGATAACAATACTCCATTCAACGAAAACTTCCCTGCTAATGAACAAATCAATAATTATGTAATTCCTTATGATCAATCTACTGGTGCATTAACAGAAGGAGAAGATATTAGAAATTACAAACTAGAGTATGGTAATTCTAGTGGAGATTTTAATGCAGCAGAAGATGCTAAAATACGTAAGTTAACATTTACAGATAAGAAAGGATCTGGATTCTTTGTAGCAGGTCAAAATATTAGAATTGGTTCTGTAGCAGAAGGTGAAGGTACTAAGGCAGAAGTTGTTGGTTATAGTCAAGCAAGAAAAACAGTTTATCTTGGTAAGATTGGTAGATGTCAATATAATGGACAAGATATTCACTCTATTGCATTTACAGGTAATGCACAGATATCTACTGGTGCATTTAAGTTTGGTGGATCATCATTATTAGTAGATGGTACAGGAGACTATGTAAACGTTGCTTCTTCTAGTGAATTTGCTTGGGGTACTAATGCATTTACTATAGACTTCTGGGTTAATGCTACATCAATAACTGGAACTAAAACTTTAGTTGATCAAAGAGAAAATGCAACTGAAGTTGCTGTTAGAATATATCTAGAGGCAGCTCAGATTCGTTATAACGTAAATGGATCAGATCTTGTCACATCTGGTGCTACTACTCTTAATAATGCTACATGGTATCATATAGCGATTGTTAGATCTTCTACAACTACTAAGATATATCTTAACGGTGCTGAGGTTGGTACTGGAACTGATAGTAGCAACTTTGCTGCTAAACCAATTAGACTTGGTATGGATTATAACGGTGCTAATGGACTTACAGGATATATTGATGAATTTAGAGCATCTAATACTAACCGTTATACAGGACCATTCACTGTTGCACAAGGAATACACCAAGGCGATATAAATGCTAAGTTATTAGTTCATTTTGATGGTGCTAACGGTCAAACATATACTGAAGATTGGTCTGGTTATGTTGCTCCTGCTGTTGGAGATGAGTTTAACAATGATTCAATACTAGCAACATCTCGTACAACTGGTGCACCAGCTGGATTCGTTGGTAGAACACACAGATACTTAAACGCTGCTGATGATATATTACTAAACAAAGAACTTATAAAAGCAGAAGCACTATACATTATGAAACAGGTATTCCCTGCTCATACTGTTAAAGGTGGAGATAGTGTTGGTTTAGCAAGACTCGAAGTTCTTATACAAGCATTAGTAGACGATCTTCGTAATGGTAGTAATAGTCATATCTGGACTACATCAGCATCTTACATTGATAGAACAACAAATCCAATATCAATAGCAACAGGAACTATTGATGGTGATGTTCCACAAGAAGTATTTGCAACTGAAATTGTAGAGAAAATATCTAAATTTATTATTAATAATGTTCCTTGGGATATTCAAGATACAAGTCATTCATTTACACAGGTATATGATGGAACTCTAAAAGATTCTGATTATCCATCTGCTGTAAACTTTACTCCTACAGGTGCAACCTACAATGCTGCTACTGGTGACATGGTTCTTACCAGTAATAGTCATGGATTACTTTCACCTCGTGAAATAACTGCATCAAATGCAGGATATACTGCTACAACTGGTGTTTTAACAATTACATCTAATAGTCATGACCTTCAGACTGGTGATCAAATTAAATTGAAACCAAACTCTATTACCATGACATGTACATCTGATGGTAATACAGTATCACAATCTTATCCTCGTCCTGATGATCCAGCTGGACAAGGTTGGATGGAAGTCACAAGAATTGATGCAAATAACTTTAGTATTAATGTTGGTAAATCTCCTACTGTAAATTACACAGTGACAGATGGTACTTATGATGGTGAAACTGGATTCTTAACAATGGACATTGGAGACAATGATCTAAGAACTGGTTGGAAGTATACACCTGAGGGAATTGCTTATAATCCATCAACAGGTGTGATGACAATTACTATTGCTAATCATGGATTCTATGTTGGTGATAGAGTGATGTTTGGTGTAAATTCACTCGTCTTTACATGTGCTCAAGATAGTAATGCTACAGATCATGCATATCCTAGAATTACTGATCCTTACTATAATAAGTGGATTGCAATAGGCAACGTTACTACAAATACATTTACTGTAAACGTAGGTACTTCAAGTAATACTACAACTCACGTATTCAAGTATGCACTACCTAACTCAATGGTTCGTTCTGGAGAAACACTCAGACTTTCCAAAGATGCAGTATCATTTAAGTGCTCACAAGATAACTTCAGAACTATACATTCTTATCCAAGAACTGACGATCCTGGTTATAATACATCACTACCAATCTGGACTAACGGTACTACATTTACTGCGTCAGATGCATCGTATAACCAGACAACAGGTGATATGGTCATTACCAGTAATGCACATGGACTTACACTAACTGATGAAGTTAGAATTGAATTAAATTCTCTAACATTTAGTTGTACTAAAGATGGTAATAAGACAACTCATTCATATCCTCGTGCTACAGATCCATATGCACAGAGATGGTTAAGAATTACTGCTAAGACAGATAATACATTTACAGTCAATGTTGGTATTGGTGCTGTTGCTGATCAGTATGTTCATACATTTGTTTCTGCTCTTGAGAACGGTCTTACTAAGAGAGATAATACAATCACAGTTAATATTGGTAAATCACCAACAGTTAATTATCAACCTCAATCAGGAACATACAACGCTACCACAGGTGCACTTGAGATAAACATTGGAAGTCATAGTCTTCCTGCTCCAACAACTCATACAGTCACAGATGCATCATATGTACCTTCAACAGGTATCATGACATTGACTATTGCAGGTCATAACTTCTCTAATGGTGAGAAAGTTAAGATTGCAGATAACTCATTAAGATTTACTTGTGCACAAGATAACAATGCTACAAACCATGATTATCCAAGATCTACTGATGCTGTAAGTAATAAGTGGATTCCTATTTCTAACGTCACAACAAACACATTTGATGTACAGGTTTTAGATAGCATTCCTTCCACTAACGTCACTGCTCATACATTTGTAAGTGCAACATCTGGTGGTGTAAGTAAAGCAAACTCAACTATTAAGTTAGCACCTAATTCTATCAAGATGACCTGTGATCAGGATAGTGATGCTACAGTTCATCTATATCCAAGATCAGAGCAAGATAGACATACTGCTACAACTGGAACAACTTACAATCCTGTAACTGGTGTAATGACAGTCACAACTGCTGCTGTACATGGATTAAGAACTGGCACACCAATAATGTTCCAAGATGGATCTCTAACATTTACATGTGCTGAAGATAGTAATGCAACTAATCATCCATATCCAAGATCTACAGACTATCCAAGTAATAGATGGTTATTTGTAGCGTCTGTTCCAACTACAACTACATTTACTGTTGTTGTTCTTGATAAGATTCCTTCTACAAATACAACAATTCATACATTCGTATCTGCTATTAAGGGTGGAATTATAGAGGGTGATCCTTTAGTTGCTCAGGCAGTTCCTATTGATGCTGTCACAGGTTCAACTATCACAATTAATACTCTTGATGGTTATACACCTTCCAACACAACTACTCACGTTGTAACTGGATTTGCAGGTCATCAGTACACACCTTCTGGTGCAACTTATGATGCAGCAACTGGTGTCATGGAATTGACATTTGCAACTACTAACTTTACTCCAACCAATGCAACATATAATCCTACTACAGGTGATATGGTATTGACCATTGGATCTCATACTTTGAGTGTTGGTGATACAGTTAGAATCGCACCTAATTCTTTAACATTCACATGTGCATTAGACAGCAACGTTGCTCAGAAGACATATCCAAGAGCAAGCAGCAATGATTATCCATACAATTATGATCTAACAATCACTAATGAAACTGCAACTACAATTACAGTCAATGTAAATGGTGATGGTACAGCAATTTCAGATACTTCTGCACATACATTTGTGTCTGCAGCAACTAACGCTGTTCAGTATGGACATCAGATTAAAGAACATGAAAAGATTCAATTAGCAGCAGGTGCAGTCACATTTAGTTGCACAATGGATGGTAATAGTTCTAACAAAGCATATCCTCGTTCTACTGATCCTATCACTGGTAAATGGTTAAATGTATTCAATGTAGACTATAATAAACTAAGCGTCAATGTTGGTAAATCACCTCTAAGGAAATTTACTCCTACACATGCTGATTATAATCCTACATCAGGATTCATGACACTTACAATAGGTCGTCATAATTTAAGAAAGGGAACTGCTGTTAAGATTGCAACTAACTCAATAACATTCAGATGTGCACAAGATGATTATGCTACAGATCATTCTTATCCTCGTACTTCTGATCCTAATTATAATACTGCGGTCACAATTACTGATGTCACTGATGACTCAATTACAGTTCAGACATTAGCAAGCACACCTTCAACAAATACTTCTAATCATATATTTGTTTCTGCTACTGCTGATGCTATAACTACTGGTGGAAACTACGCACACACATTTGTATCTGCAACAAGTAATGGAATCACAAGAGCACTTCTTCAGACAGGCGGTAATTATACACATAAGTTTGCATCTGGACTTGCTAATGGGGTATCTACAGGTGGTAATTACACACATACGTTCGTATCTGCTACAAGCAATGGTATCGATGTTGCAGGAGACTCTGTAATTATCTCAGACAATTCTTTAACATTCACATGTACTAAAGATAGTAATGCTACAACTCATACCTACCCAAGATCCACTGACCCTGCATCTGCTCAGGTATTACCACTAACAGCACACGATACAAATACATTTACTATTAATGTAGGTAAGTCTGCTCTTGAAGATCAGTATACTCATACATGGACTGCATCTGCAACAAATGCTGTCACTAAAGTATTCTATTCATTATCAGATTGTTCTGATGTTATTACTACTCAAAATAACTTAGTCACAATATTAACAGATACATTAAACAATGCTATATTAGCATCTCCCACAGATCATCTAGCTGGAGTGACTTCTGTATCTCCTGCTGCTGAGTTTGTTGGTGGTAGAGTTAATGGATTTAAGGAAGTACCATTCCCAGTGTCATATCATGACAGTGCAAATGATCTTATATACACAAATCAAATTGATGTAGATGGGCAGTATAGATTTAGAGATGCTGCATATTTAATTCGTGCAAATGCTAGTGTTATTGTTGACAAGGCATCTGCTGATATGCTTACAAGATATCCTAAACTGGCACAAGAACTACCAGGAAATGCTAATGGTACATCTACTGATGGAACATTAGCGAAAAAGACTGACCTAACACTACTTGTAGAGGCAATTGCTAATGATATTGAAAATGGTGGTAATGCAAAAACTGTAGAAGCAACTAACTTCTATCTCGGAAATAGTAATGAAGTAAGACGTATTCGTTTACAGATTCATCAATCAATTTATGCTCATGATCGTCTTGCAGTTTATATTAAAGAAGCAATTACTGGTGATTTAACTTATACAAATACTAATGATATTATTACAGGTGATTGGGATATTACTGGTGCAGGAGTTGCAAATTACTTTGATGGAGTTAAAACTGAAGTTGACACATTAGTGACAACAATCAATGATATGATTGCTCCTACTAATAATGATTTCAATATCGGTGGAGATAGATTATACTTTAACAGACAGTACATTGTAGAAGAGGCAACTGGTCTAACATCATCAGAATTTAACTATACACTTAATGGCATATCTTACAACGCATACAGTTATCCTGGTACTGGTAGAACTGAAATAATAGTTCAAAATAATCTTAAAGATCTTCTTGACGGTATAATATCTGATTTACAAACTGGTGGTCAAAATAGCACTGTAGCTGCTCTGGAAGTATATCTAACTGCTGGCTTACAAATACAAACAATAGAAGAGGAATTACCTTCATTCATCTTTGCTATAGAACAGATCGGGGTTATTGGTGAGCATGCGATTAATAATTTACTTTATGATTTCAATAGTGGATTTACTCTACCAACTGGATATTCTGCAACGAAGACTGATGAAACTGCAGTTAGAGATTCAGAATCACCAACTACTATTTCTACTGTAATTACTCGATTTAGAGAGTTAATTAAAGTTGCAGTTAACCTATTAGGACCTGCTAAGTTTGCAGGTAGAAGTGCAGCAAAACATCTTCTTTACAACTACAATTATTATAAAGAAGAAATTACTAATCAGGTCAACTCACAGTTTGGTACTGGTCAATGGACATATGATACATTCTTAACCAATATCACTAATGATATGGTACACGATATTATTGCAACTGATCTTACAGATAAAACAACTGCATATGAGATTACACTTACAAGTAATATTGGAAACTATACAGTTGGTGAGGTAGTTCATTCAAGTAATGGTGCATATGCAAAAGTATTAGAATGGAATGAAGATACAACATTCTTAGTTGTTGCTCCATTTGTGGGAACACAATGGGCAAATGGTAATACTATTGTTGGTAGAACATCTAAAGCAGTAGGTGTAGTTAATGCAGTTGGTTCTGGATATGATTGGTACAACAAACCAACAAACGTACAAACTATCGCACATGCTAGAACTTTAACATCTAATATTACTGGTCAGATTGCAGGTGCTAACGAATTTACAAATCCTGAAGCAATTGCAACAGATTGGACTGCTACTGAAGCAACAATTACTAACAACTCAATTGCTGCTCCTGATCTTACAATCACTTCTGAGAAAATTGTACCAAGCACTAATACTGCACTTCATACACTTAACAGGAACTTCTCTCTAAATGCATTTGAAACATTTGACTCAGGTACAGTTAAATTTGACGCTACTAACGAGACATTTGATACTGGTTCTACTTCAGCAACTGCAAGTCAGACATTTACATTCTCAGCATTTGTTAAGGCAGCAGGATATACATCAATTCGTTTCCAGATGGCACTTGACGAAGGAACATCTGCTGTACAAAGAATCTTCTTCGATCTTAACTTAACTGCAGGAACTATAGGTTCTGTCTTTACACCTCAAGGTGGTATGACTAATGATGCTGCAGGAGTAGTTCCTTTAGGTAATGGTTGGTATAGAGCATTTATTACAACTACATTCTCCTTTGGTTTCACAACACTATCTAATAAAATTATCATTAATAATGCATCTGGTTCTCAAAACTATGCAGGTAATGGTACAGATGGTATTTACGTTTGGGGTGTTAAACTTACTAAGAGTGCACTTGATCCTTATCAGTCTGGTGATGGCACAGTATTCTACTCTGATAATGAATATAATATCAAGCAGTATGCTATTAATACACTTCAGACATACATGCAACAAGCACTTGATAATACACTTACAGAACCTTCACCTAATGCAGGATTCTATAAGTTCTATGACTCAACTGAAGCTGCAAACTATACTACCAAATCAATGGGTAGAATTATAAGATCCAATCTTGATATTATTAGAAATCAGATCAAGACAGGAACTTACTATACACAGATTACATCTCAGAATGGTATTACTGTTCCTACTAAGCTATATGGAGCAAGAACCATTCCAGTTGGTCTTTCAGGTGGATTGAATAATGCTGATTATGCATATGGTATATCAAGTAATGTTTATGGTGAACTTGAATCTATTGCAGAAAACTCAGGTAAAGTTGTTCAGGTATATCAAAGATTTAGAATTGATGGTGATATAACAGACGGTCCTTATACTATGAATGAGACCGTACAGAAACAAGGTAATGCTTCTATTACTGGTGTTGTTTATGGATTCTATGAAGATGCAAACTACAAGTATCTTGACGTTAAAGTAACTGCAGGACCTTGGGCAATTACTGATAATGTTGTTGGTTCATCTAACTCCACAACTGCACAAATTAGTGCAATAGAAAGTCGTATTCATATCATTGATTTATTAGGTGATTTCAATGATAATATTCCATTCAAAGGTTATACATCTGGAAATACTGCACAACCTGCATCAGCATTCTTGAAGAATGAAGCTGCGGTGACAGACAACACTGGTGGTACATTGACTGTTGATACTGCATCTCTACTAGGATCATTTGAACTTAACTCTGTTGTTTATCCTGAAAGTTCTAGACAGTATCTTGATGTTATTAAATATGACGGATTAGAACTTAAAGTTGGTGCTAAGATTGCATCTACTGGATATATTAAACTTGGTATTAATATCATATCCAGTCTTGCTACATTCCAAGTTGGAAATAGACTTTATAAGATTTCTAATGGTGTTCAAGATTTGAATACTTATGCAATAATTACTGGTGTAGATATTGGAAATAACTTTATCTACGCACAAGAGTTCCAAGGAACAATAACAAATGGTGATCAAGTTGGTGATTATGGAGTAGGAAGTTTCCCACAAGGTTATGCAACTATATCAACTAAGGTGACAACTGCAGGTGCTGCTACTGCTACTGTTCAAGATATCAAGACAGTTGGTACTCTTAAGAGAGTATATCTAAGTGATGTTGCAGGAGTATTTGATGTTAATGATGCTGTCAAGAGTATTGATAATTATAAGGCAGCAGTTTCTACTAAAGGTGATCTTAAAGCAAGAGTTAAGAGATCATTCAAAGGATTTGATGGTGTACAAACAACCTTTAATCTATCTCAGAATAATGGTACAAGTTATCTACCAGATCCTGCAGGACATCTATTGATATTCATCAATGGTATTCTACAACCACCAGGTGCAACTAATGCCTATACAGCATTCTCTAATCAGATTCAGTTTACTGAAGCACCTGATTTAGGAGCGTCATTTACAGGATTCTATGTTGGTAAACTTAGACAGTTAGATGATATATCATTTGAGTTTGATTCATTACGTCAATCATTTAACTTGAAACGTAATGAGGTATTTTACTCATTGACATTGACTGATGGTGTACAATCATCATCAATTAGACCAGAGAACAATATTATCTGTTCATTGAACGGTGTTATACAGGAACCTGGTATTGGTTTTGAGATTGTTGGTTCTAGAATTATCTTCTCAGAAATACCTCGTGTAGGATCTACATTCGTTGCATTCTCATACGTTGGTTCTGAAGCGGACGTAGACGCTGCTGAGATTGTACCTCCTGTAGAACCTGGTGATGATATTAGAATACAGGGTGAGACTGAGGATAGAACAGTTGCTGTTATCGAATCTTCTAACTCATTAATTACATTTGATTATCTTGGATCTGTATTTGGTCAAGATGCAATTGCTACTGCTGCGTTGACAACTGGATTTATTAAACAGGTACAAGTCACTGGTGGTGGTTCTGGATACACTACAAGACCTACTGTAAGAGTTGACTCTATATCTGGTTTTGAAGGTAATATTAGAGCACTGGTTGGTGTTGGTGGAGTTACCCTAAGTAATACAGGTACTGGTTATGTAAATCCTGACATCGCAGTAGAAACTTCTGTTCCAGATGACTGGACTGCACCAGATATAAGTCAATATGGTGAAGAAGTAGTTGACCCTGAGATAATCACATAAATACTTTATAGCAAAAAATCTTAAAGAAAGATGGCAAAACAAGCACTAGATCTAGGAACTGCTGCAAATGATAACACAGGTGATACCCTGAGAGCTGGTGGTGACAAGATTAATGACAATTTTAACGAATTATATTCTGCGTTAGGTAATGGTACTACATTAACTGTAAATACTACTAACCCTGCTGCAGGACAAGTACTACGTTATGATGGTTCATCTTTTATCCCCTCTGATTATTCTAACCTTACAGCTGCCCTTAATGTAAATGGAAATTCTATCGTATCGTCAAGTAATGGAAACATTGCTATCGCTCCCAACGGAACTGGTAATTTTACTGTGGGTCATGGTTCCATTACTAGCACTTTCAGCGGCTCTGATGGATCTATCGACTTACCGACGACAGTAAAATATAAAAACGAATATTCTTCTCTTGCTGCAGCTCCTGCTGCTGCGACATATACTGGTTATTTCTTCACAGTAGATGGTGATGATAAACCATACGTAAACATTAATATAACAGCAGGTGGTGTTGGAGATACAAGAGCAGCACTATTAACACAATATTCTGGTATTGATGACTTAGCAAACGTCGATGTCACAACAACTGCTCCAAACTTAAACCAGACTTTAAAATGGAATGGAACTAACTG